ATATATATCCTGTATACTTCTTCAATTTCAGGTTGATGTAGATGTCAACATAAGTCGGCCGATAAAAACGAACTTTATTTACATAATCATTCCGATCTATAATACTGACCTCTTTATCGCCGTTTGTATAACACCCAATCCCTTTGTGGTAAAGAATCGCTTTTGCAATATCCGTATCCGATCCGCCTTCTACCACGCAGGTAATAGAATGTGGAGGTAATCCATGAGGGTTGTTCTCCGGATCTACAACACTTACATTTGTGTCATTCTCGTACACAGCTACTCTTGCAATGTTTTTTAGTGCAATGATGGCACCATGTGTACCTTCAAGCATTGTTTGCGACGGATTAGATACAGAAATAGTTTGTCTCTGACGGAGTTCCGCATCTGTTTCTACTGCATTACCCGGAATAGCTGCCGCGTGATTTGTGACAGATTTCCAACCGTAAGTAGGAGCGTTTATTTTATCTATATCTCCCGGCTCGGCGGAAACTGCCCCTACCTTTTGACATGTAACAGTAGAGATGACTGTTCCGCCACTTCCGATAATGACAGATGACGGAAGATCCCAAATGAGACCGGTTTTATCTACTACCGATCCATTTTTTATTTCTGTAAATGGAATGCCGGTAAGTGTCACCTGGCAAGTAGAATACCCGGGTGCTTTACGTGCAATACCATTCAGTTTCACAATGGAATCCAACGCGGCACCGATGGCCGTCGCGGGAGATCTTGAGTTGTAAGCATATTGAACGGCTTGATAAGAATCTGAAATTTTAAGGGCTAAAATGGAAATAAACTGGTAATCGGCGCTGTCGTTTTCGAGATAGATATCATTGCCATATATCTTTTTCATTTGCACAATAATATCGTCACGTATATCGGCATACGTCGGTATGTGCAAACCGGACGCATCCACATAAGGTGTAAAATAACTCATCCTTCCGCCTCATTTCTTATATTTGAAATTACAAGGGATCCGTATAATGTTTCTACAGCGCATCGGAAAGTGTAATGCCTGTTTTCAAAAGAAGATTCATAGCCGAGAATAGACAGCACACCGGTTGTACCTTGTATCCGCTCGCGAAAAATAAAATCGACGGCTTTTATATTGCTTGGTTGCCTGGAGCTGGCCATGATTTTTTCCCACAGCGGCAATCCGTCTTCCAGATCTTCCCACCATTCGTGATACAGCAAAAGAAGGCGTGTTTTAATGGCCTGCGCCACCGCGTCCACACCTTCTAAATACGCATGCTTTCCGTGTCCAAAAATATAATCACCGTTATCATCAAGCTGCCGGTAAATCATGCTTAACCTCCTATAAATACATTTGAGGAGCCTTCCGCAACAGCCCATCCGCACGACACAGGATCGCCTATGCGCCCTGCGGGTTTTCCGTTGATAAATACAGAAGAACTCCCACTTGCTATCTTGCCCACATGAGACGGATGAACATGGCAGCCGTGAGGAGCGTAAGAATCGCCTACACGCCCCGCTGCACGTCCGTTAATAAAAACATTCGGGGAACCTGTCACAAGCGCCACGGGCGGGCAGCTGTCATGACCGGTATTCAAATCTCCCACTCTGGTTGCCTTACCCATTGATATTCCCCCTTGGTTCATTGATATCTATCCTTGCCCCCTTAATCTTGATATTCCCCGCCGCCACAATATTAATATTATCTCCGGAAAGTTCAATATAAGAAGAACCGCTCTCTGTCCGAAGCTGCGCCGATGAAGTACTGTAATTCGGAATAGTCCGCGGCTGCGACCATGGTCCCGGGATACAGTAACCGTCAGAAAGATCGTGTCTCCTGCAGTCAATTTGATTTTGAACACCGCCGGACTGCCACCAGGCGTCCATGCAATTATCGCCAAAAATAACGAGGCATTCATCTCCGGGCTTTATCGGCATAGTCAGTACATAACCGCCTGCACGGGGGAACACAACAGGAACATCTACAAGCTGCGGCAGATCTTCCCATGTCTCCACACCATCATTATTTCTTTTTTCACGAATGACCAGCTGTACGGTAACCGTTTGTTCCGCCGGATTAAAAGATTGAATAATGCCGGGAGCCGCCACGCGCAGGTTGATTTCACGCTGCCTTAGTTCATTATCACTGTTTACGCGAGAAGACGGGCTTCTTTCGCTTAACGGAATCATCTTTACACCCCCATTCCGTTTGTGCCGGAATCACCGAGAAGAGCAGGAAGTGCACCTTTGCCGTATCGAGATATCCCGATAACTTCTGTGTACCAGTCATTTCCCCGCGTGTCTCCTCTGTGTGTAATTTCTATTGCCTGGTAAATCCAATCATCGTCAAGAGGCGCTTGCCTTTGCCCGGGCATAACGCTTACCTCATTAATTTCTACATTTTTCAACTGGATCATGGACCCCAGATGGATAGCCGGGTTCAAAAGCAATTTAAAGGACACACCGTCCTGCGTCTGCTGAGGTGTGCCTATAAGACCGTTGTTCGGTGTGACAACAAGTGCTTCATCTTTCGCTACATCCTGCAGCCGCACCACATTTAACCGTCCGTCTTCGATGTAGTAATCAGCGCTGTTCCCCCGACAAACGTCCTGTACATAATCATAGGGACGTCCATAGAAGACCTTTCCTCGTGGCAGGGTCTGCGGAGAAAGCCCGTCGCTCACTGTATTAATCGGGGTTTTTACTTCGCTGTCATTGCAGACGGTTTCCACCACATTACGCATATTCAGACCGCGGTTTACGGTCTTTGATATGTGATTCAAATTCAGCGGGGCGTCACCGTCAATAGCAGTCAATGTCAATATATAGTCCACATTTGATTCTTTGCTTCGTGACGGATATATGATCCTACCGTCAAATATTTTTCCGTACTGCAGCGGAACTGTTTCCGTCTGTACGGTTCCGTCTGCATTAGTAACATCTTTTTCCGCGGTACCGTCATAGCCGGCCTCAATGATTAGCCTGTCGCCTTCACGGATTAATTTGTTTTCGGTAGCAGCAGTCAGATTATAGATTTTGCAGACAGCATAAAAGCCGCCTTTCCCTCGTTTTTTATGAATTTCAAAAGTGCAGTGGAGTTCGGATACGTTCAATGCTTCCTCTTCGTTCGGATTGTCTTTTGTAGCCGGTCTACTTACAAGAATCCGCCAGCGGCGTCCCCATAATTGTCCGTTCATGATCGGTCACCCCAAACGAGAACAAAGACAGAACCGAGTGTTGTGTTGTCCGGCATCATCAATTCCGTATCCGTCGTTGGTATAACATACGCTTCACCGATATTTAAATATCCGAATTGCCCCAAAAGATTAACTCCCAGCACCAGCGGAAGCGTATCTATCAGCGTCTTTCCTGTGCTATTGTCTATAACCTCTGCCGTCCAGTCCTCACAAAGGTCGTTATAGCGGAGTTTGAGCTTGATGTTGATATTCCGCTTGTTTTTCAGTGTCAACTTAAATTCCTGTTCAGAATAAGGTTGATTTGTCAGCGGTACAGTACAGTAACTCATACTTTATCTTTCAACCCCTTTTCACCATCGTCCATAATTTCAGATATAACCGATCCTTGTTCTTCTACTTGTATTTCACCGCGACGGTTAGCCCCACCGCTTGTCCAATTCCGAGCACTGACTTTTTCGGTAGAAACAGTAGCCGTTATGATTTGCTGTAGATGAACCGACGCTTTGAGCCCCCCCAGTGTCTTGCTGTCATCACTTACGTGGATACTTTGAATGACCATGTTTTGATATCTGTCAAGACGGGTCAATACATCTATCGGTATCCTCGATTTCTGCAGATCCCGAAGAGCACGGTAAGCGGAAACGCCTTTTTCTCCGGCATTATGCCACTGACCGTGCACCATAGAATCCATAGCGTCGGACATAGCGATTTCCATCGTGATTGTTACTGGGTTCTCATACATATGATCCGACATATTTGCGCCAGATTGCACGGGGTGAGAAGTAACAGTAGACGTATGATCTGTATCGACACTAATGATGGCGTCAAAAAAGAGACCGCCTATATTTGTTTTGCAATATACAAGATCTTCTGTTCCCAAAAAAGAAGAATTCCACTGCGGCGGCCGGTATCCTCCATAAGCGGAAAATCCATATTGGGAAAGATCAGGGATACAAGATGTTCCGCCTATTAATGCGGAGGTAATATTACCAAGTCCCCCGATATTTAGCAGGCTCATACAATCGACCCCCTCCCCATTCTCGTACTGAATGCCTTATAAGCCGCTTCACCTATTTCATCTTCAGATGCATTTGTTTTAGCTACATTTACAATAATATCTCCGATAGAAACTGTACTATTAGATACATTGGAAACGCCGCCATATGCACCGGATCCTGAAGCTGCGGCTTGCGCTGACATTCCTTGCTCTGCATAACCGCCACTATACAGCTGGTCGGCATAACTTCCGGAGAAAGAGCCGCCGCCTGCAAATCCCATCATTCCGGAACCTATCCGATAACCGGAACTTGCACCGCTGGATTCTCCTCCGGAACTCTTGAAATAATCGTCCAGCGAAGTGTCAAAATTCATATCCCAACCGGAATCAGACCCGCCCGTTCTTATATATCCGGATATATTCCCATATCCGAAATCTGACAGGTCGCCATGAACAGGTTTTCCGAGGGAAGAAGAGTTCCCGAAATATCCTCCATTTCCGTCATAGACCACGACATGATCATAGGGGCCTTCTCCTCCTGTCTCAACGACAACGATATCTCCAGCCTGCATGCCGTCTACTCCTGCATGCCAGCGACCCTGCGCCTTAGCAGAATCAACCCAAGTTGGAACCCATAGACTATCTCCCATATTTTGGAAATATTCATTATCAGCACCGACCGCTTGTTTCACAAAATAAGTACATCCATTTTCGTTTCCGAGAAAATCACCGGTCGGATTATCCGTAATATTAGCCGCACGGGAAACTATATTGCCACCGCCAAAAGGAGATCCGAAAGGATTTCCGAAAGCGTCACCGAAAGCAGATGCAGCCCCGCGAACATCTCCATTTTGCAGTCTCCCGACACCTTCTGTCATTTTTGAAACAAATTTCATGACCTTGGGCGTTGCATCATCCAAAAATTTAAGCAGTTTCTTTACGATGATATCGCACATATCCGCGATCCATATCATACCTTTTTTGACGCCTTGAAAGAACTTATTAACCTTGTCATTGTTCAGAAAATCCAGCAGCTTTCTCCACATCGGAGCCAACGTACGGGAAGATTTTTTCCCTTCTACAAAGTACATGAAGTCCTGCATTAGGAGAAGCGCGCCGCCGATAGCAGCAATGAAAAGACCGAAGGGACCACTCATAATAATAGCGCCTACCATCGCGAATATAGCTGCCCATTTTCTCACGTTGGCAGGTAAGCTTTCGATGAAGTCATAGATTGATCCGAATATAGCTTTTAGCACTTTAACGGCGGAAATACCGATACTCACTATTTGTGATAAAACTTTAGCTATCTTTCGAGCGATTTCCGGCATGTTTTTCCCGAGCTTATCATTCAGCCACTGGATAAATTGCTGAAATTCCTTGATGTACGGCTGGAGATACTTAATTAGGTAATAAGCGATCCATTCTTTCAGCATTTTCAGTTTGACCTGCAGAGACTGTACATCATAGCCGATTTCACGGATCCACTGCAGCTGGTTATCCGCATCTACCGGAGTAGCCAGTTCGTTCATCTCGTTCCGGAGACGGAAGAACTGTTCCCGGAGTTCGGGGATCCATGCGATATCTTCCTGCGATACCCCCATGACTTTCATGGTTGTAGAAAGTGACTTGGCAGAATCCTTTGTGATCCACATTTGTGACGCCAGCTTTTTGTACTCCATGTCCGCTGCCGCCACATCTTTTATCGTGCTGTAGGCTGCCTTGCCCACCCCGATAATCGCAGCGGCAACAGCAACAATAGGAGCAGCTCCTTTAATTGCATTCATCGCTTTGCCAAGCTGGCCGATGGCCATCATGGCAGAATTAAAGCTGCCGGTATCTATATCAGCGCCAATGCCGACGAGATATTCTTCTATTACATTTCCTGCCACTTGTTAACTCCTTTCTGCAGCGTCTCTGGCACGGGCTGCGTTTTCTGCTTTCACAAAGATGATTTCATGGGCGTCAAGCAAATCATCGAAATCATAAGTGCCATCAAACACTTCATGTTGCCGCCACATGCCAGCTGCCACAGGGGCATAGGCAAAACTATCAACAGTGGGATAATCCATAGGTGTAAATTTTAGGATTTCGGTTCCGATTCGGCCGGTATCAGGCCGGCCCCTCCGAAAAAACCCCCAACATTGAATAAAAACGCTCTTACCGTAAGCGCAATTACGGCTCCAGCGTCATATGCCAAATCTTCAATCGCAAAGCTTCCATCCTCTTTCAAAATGGGTTCCGGCAGTAGCTGTCCACCAACATCATTCATTTTCACCACCGTTTTTAAAAGCATTGTCTGTATTTCTTCAAATTCATGTCGCGGAACAGCCGGGAGTACCTTTGATATAGATTCCACAGATATATTTTCTCCGGGTTTCCCCTTTCCCATGAGAGGGGCTACAATCCCCGCAGATTTAAATGCAATGTAGGACGCGGACCGTGCGTCAAGTTTAGACAGGCGGTATTTACTACCGCCCACCTCTATGATCTGGGTTTTCTGTTTAGGTTCCATTTATTTCCTCCTAAAGTTACACCGGATTATTTACAATGTCGGCACACATAAGCGTCCATGTAACACGTTGCCCTTGTGATTGGTACGGAACATCGGCTTCTTTTTGCGGAGATACGCCGCTGCAGACATGAGAGCCGCCCGTGCTCGTGTTTTTAAGCAGCATGGATGTACCCGCCCACTGTGAAGTAGGAGCTGACCAATGTGCCTGAAACCATTTCATAAGCCACAAATGAAGCGGAGACGTCTGCTGTGTTTCGATGGTCACCGTGCCGTTATTCCCCGCTATTTTTGAGATCATAACAGAGCCGTCGGCAGCAATATCATGTGACGTGCGTTCCGTAGCTTTCGATACAGAAACGGAACCGACACCATTTCCGGTAAAAATAAAATCTCCAACCACATCAGAGTGGATGGAGCCGACCAGATCGGTAAAACTATAAGTTGTTTGTGCCATAATTCATCCTCCTTTTACCGATTGACATAAACGTCGATTGTAACAAACTCAATGGCGCCCGCCAGTTTTACGCATACATAAATCGGTGGCGCTTTTCTTGCGTCACGGTCAGCCTGAGGCTGTGAATCAATAGGTTCACTCTGTACAAGATAGCCGCTTGCCAGATAATCTCCGTTTTCGAGATTTAGAACTTCACCGCCATTCCATTTACCCGGAGCGATAAATCCGGTATTGACATACTTATTGCAGGCCACATTAATAACATTCACAATAGACGCAACGCCGCCCTCTGTTTGCGGTACCTTCCGCGTAGATGTGAGTAGATCCATGACATTGAGCATGATATCATTCTTCAGCATGTCAATATTGAGTATCTCGTCAAAAGACGTGCCGTCTGCCATGCACCCCTGCTGCAGGATGTTATATTCTTCAGCGCGGCACACATAAACATTACCGTTATTTCCTGCAGCTGTCATAGATCCGCAGATAAATGCCACTTGGGCTTCTGTGAGATTATCCGGTGTCACGCCGGGGAGCCGCTTATAAGCGAGAGTATAAGAAGAATTGTTTGTTCCCCTATTTGCTCCCATCGCATACCCCATAACGGCTGCCACTGCATCTGGAGTATCTCCCTGTGCGCAATACAGACCAAAAGAACGACGATAGGATTTCTTCTTTAGCTTTTCAAAAATCCCCGTCTTTTCCTCTCCGGCATCTTCTTGCGAATTGGATAAGTTGTTTTTGCTTGAAGTCGTATAAGCAAGAAGCGTATCGGGCTGTGCATTTTCTACCCAATCTGCCAAGGCTTCAATTTCTTTATCTGTCGCACCAAGAGGAATTAGCACATACCATTCTCCATTAGCCGCACGGCAGGCTTGTGCTGCAGCCAGTTTATCCTTGTCCTTGGTTACCTGAACACCGACCGCAAGACGAGACGGAGCAAGTGTCGCAGAAAAATATAGCTTGGCCGCTTTATATTCTGCGCTGTCCGGTTTAAACCCATCTTCAATCAACGCATCAGCGCTTGTGTAAATACGCACCCGTTCTGATTCGGGAATGACATTGCTTTTCCCGAGAATAAGCGCCATATTGAATCCTTTTCTCTTGGCTGCCTTGGCCGCCAGGTTGACCTGGATATCAATGATTGTTTTCAGTGATAATTTCGCCATTTACAGAATCACCCTTTCTTTATCGTAATACTGCCGCCATAAAGAATGACATCGGAAGTACCGGAACGGTTCGCGTCCACTTTCTTAACAGGAACTTCTTTGATACTTTTAATGTTTTCTTCGAACAGCAGCTGATTGTTGAACCGGAGTGTAAGGTCGGTTCGTTCAAACCACATATTGTGAAAAAGCTCCGGTACATACTGTGGTGTATCAGAGCTGGGAATGATAAATATATTTGCAGCACGGAGCACAGAAGAACCATCAAGAAACGTATGCCGAAGCTGCACCAAACGATCATAACCGTTGGGACCGTATGCGGTGAAAATAACCTGCAATACCCGGGTAGCATAATGCTCCCGCAGCAGGTCTTCTCCGTCATTTTTCCAGAGTTCATGTATTGGCTGCGACACATCGTCACCGTTCGCGTCCGTAATGGTAATAAAGACAACATCCTCTTCCATCGTCCAATCAGGATTACCGAGTGTCGGATAGGTCATACGCACCGGTGGCTTTATCTTCTTGTATGCTTTGTCAGGATCATATCCAAGCGCCGTCATAGTCGCGCGATAAAACGCCGTTTTTAGAGCTCGAATAGTCTGAACAGGCATTTATACCACCTCCCCGGAGAGACGAGTACATATTCCGCGATAAAATCCATAATCCTTATCCGGGAAAACGGCTACAATCTGATATTTCTCGTTATTCCAGACAAGAACATCTGAAAAGCCGTTTTCTTCCAGCTGCCCCGTTACATAAATCGGTTCAGTGGAAAGAATTTTCATAGCTCCCGTCTGCCGGTTCCCTTCTGGAACTTTCTGCAGATCTCTTTCGGTTGCTACAGTAATAATCCCATGGAACTGGAGTGTAGACGGAGTTCCATTCTTAATGAATTCTCCATTTTCCCATACGCCAGACGAACGAAGAATAGTATAATCCCGTGACAATCGAGAGGAATGAATCACGCTTGACAAATTAATCATCGGCTATTCCTCCCTCACAACGTAAACAATGGAATCCCTCAATTCTCCGCTGTCAACAAGCGGCTTATCGCTCCCTTTTAGCTTCACCGTTTGGGGATCATTACGTGGCCACCCGTTGCGCGGATCCTTAAACCACGCCCGGCATGCATTCTGCGCGGTCATTCCTGTGTTTGTAATAGCCTGTTCCATAGCGTCCGCATTCCCGTCAGCCGCGGCCTTGACTATTTTAGAGAACTGCAGCGCTATTTTTTCTTTGTTTGCCTTGATAGCTGGTTCTAAAACAGGACGGGGCGGAGAATGCCAGAGAGGGGAACCGTGGGACTGAATGTACAGAGAGAAAGCCTCGCTGTACTTGAGCCCTCGGTCCACCCCTTCCTGCATTTCCTCTCGCATAGCTTTTCGCCTTATTCCATGAGTATGGATGTAAAGAAGTTCTGCGTTGTTAATACCTTCGCTTTTACGGCTTGATGTCTGCTGCGGTATGCCAACCTGAATCTGCCTTTTCTGCAGCCCTTGCAGCCGTTTGACGAGCCCGGCAAATCCGCCATTGTATTCGTTATGCTCAACTTTACCTTTTGAGTTCACCATACGTACATCCCGCCTTTGCCGACCATTTTGGCCAGTGTTGCAAACTGCACACCGAAGGTGGTCAGTTTAAACCCTGCCCAGCCGTTCAAGTCCTGCGTCAATGCCGACAAATCCATAGAATGGGAAACACCGTCCGCACTTTCGCTTGTAACGACGCCTGCCGTGGCAGCGGCAGAAAGAACAGAGGAAGCAGACGCTCCCTCTGGCTGCAAACTCTGAAGATAAAGGGAGCAAAAATGAGCAATAAAAAGGCCTATGGCATGTTTCCACATGGAATGATACCGCCCGCTGCTGACACATGCGTTCCCAAGTTCCACATACATATCCAGAGCCGCGTCAGGGATTAAATTCTTGAATTGCGGATACAAAGACAGAAAATCCGCCTTAGAATATGCCGGATTATCTCCATGCTTGATATTAGACGCCTGCTCTATAATACCTATCACGATTTTTACCCCCTTTCTTCCTTATTTGCCTTTGGTTCTTCTTGTCGTTTTCGGTTTTACTTCGGATTCAGGTTCGACTTCATCATTGGATTCAGCGTCTTCATCTTCCTCTGATTCTGTTTCTCCGGAATTTTCATCAGGATCTGCAGGTTCGGATTCAGAAGCAGGAGGCGCTACAGGTTCAGAGGCGGCATTCATTACATCCGCCTCTGTTTTTGTATCGCTATCCTGCGCAACGATAAGGTCTCCATCTTTTACGGCAAGGTCAAAGAGCCATGTCTTTTGAATCCATAACGGAGCGTTTTCCATTTCCATTCCGCCGCGGGAAGTGAATTGCTCCCCGTCCAGCTCGAAACAGAATTTCTTTTTCGTCAGAATGATCATGTTTACCTCCTATTAAATACCATCAAAGTAACGGACCGGCTGATAATAATTGAACTTAACCTGCCCGATCTGCGCAGCGAACAAAGTCAGATACGCAGCACGTTCTACAGAAGGCTGTGTCATAGCACGGGTAATCGGCACGGTGATATCAAAGTTTACCTTGTCTTCATCGTTGACATAAACCACCATGCGGTTGGTCTTACCGGTTCCTGCTTTAATGCACCAGCGGCACGGTTCAATAGCAATGTCAACGCCCTGATTTTTTGCGATATTATTCTGCAGCAGATATTCAAGGATGGAAATATTCCCGGCGTCGGATACTTTCTGCTTTACAATAAACGCATAGTTTTCCGGCGGAATCAGAATATGGTTCGGCATACCGGACAGGTCATATTCAGCCGCTTTCCACGCTTCCACAAGAGCGTTATTGATATCCTGCAGGATTTCATCCGCCGTCTTTTTCGTCCAAAGCGGAGAACCTGCCGCACCGTTTACAACAGTTCCAACCGTGACTTTCTTGTCGTTAATCAGACCGGAAGTGCCGAGGGAATCAAACCCGAGATAAACGTTTTTATCAATGGTCTTGTTGTAGTTGAGGCGAATGCCTTTATCAAGCATATCTTCCAGAGAACGTCCAATCTGCTGCAGCTTAGCTTGGTCAACAAACGGAACCTGCATAGCATGCATCCACGTAAAGGTTTTGAACAGGTTTTTGCTGGTGCTGACCTGCATTACCGGAACCGCGGTCGTACCGGATCCAACAATGGAATAATCATTGGCACCGGTAGTTCCATAATCAACATCAAAGGTGGACGTGAAATCTACCCATCCGCCGCCTGTTTTTGCAACGATGTCTCGCTGCCAGGTAACGGAGGAGAGAGGTTCCCTGATTTTCGGGTCTACCTTTTCAAGTTCGCCTACAAGATAAGCCATGCCGGACGCAATTGCCGCGTCATAAGCAGAACCATAAAAAGCCTGTTTGCCGCCTGCGCGCATAGCCGCGTTGGCCACTCCCATCATTCCGGCATTCGGTGTAAACATAGAAACAGCGTTATTTCCCATTATTTTGTACCTCCTTCTATTACGCGTTCAGACGGGTCAGAATAGTGATTTCCGCCACGCCATTTGCGTCAACATAACCATTTGTCCACTGTACATTTGTTAGCTGTACAGTGTTAGCTCCATCAGCTACAGCTTCAAATCCGCCGACAACTCCGCTGGAAATTGCAGAATTGGCTTTGATGCGGACAAATACGGATCCGCCCGCTTTCGGTGTACCGTTATTGCATTTAACAACAACAGATCCACGATTAATTGCGGAGACAAGGTCCTGCTCATTGTAAGCTGTTTCGTTCTGATCATTGTAAGAGACAGCCTGTTTAACTACACGGAGCGCAACACCACCAAATTTAGCGGCAGTAAATGTGGCGCCCACCGCAGAATAAGTATTATCATCGTTTGCCGCCAGCGCTGCGCCGAACGGTACAGCAGCAGATCCTTCTTTCAGCTGGCGGGATGTAACGACATCGTCCGGTGTTCTTGCATAGGTCCCCGGGAACCCATAATTCATAGCTACTCCAATTGCTTTTCCACTCATTGTGTTTTCCTCCTTTTAGTTCTTTTTGTAATGCGGATTATATTTATCCCGAATCATGCGACCAAGTTCGCGGTCATCCATGGCTTTGTCTTTTGCCTTTTTGCGGCCGTTTTCTTTAGCTTTCATAATGGCGTCATATCCATCATCGTGAATATTGCCGCGAATCAAATCCGCAAGACTATCCGCAGCTTTCTTTCTCTGGCTTTTTGGCAGAGCCGCTACAACCGGCTTCAATGCACTGATAGCTTTCAGAGCAGCATCACGGGCAGCTTTGGCTTCTTCCTCATCTTCCGGCTCTACAACGTCTTCATCGTCATCTTCCGCTTCTTCCTGCTTAGCATTGATTTCTTTCGGATCAACTTCTACATCACTTTCGTCATGGGTTTCTTCTTTTTCGCCCTTGAGCTCTTCTTCTAATGCGTCCAGCGCATCAGATTCCTCTTCCGGCTTTTTATCCGGCTTTTCAGAAAGAGCGGCAATAGCGTCTTCAATCTTTTTGAGACGTGCGTCGAGTTCTGCATCGATGGTGCTCTTCGGCTCTTCTTTTTTCTCTACTACCGGAACGGTCTTTGCCGGATCATCTTCATCAGAAGCAGGCTTCATTTTTGCCGCTGCTTCCAGATCTTCCGGAGTAGTATCGCTGTCATGCGCAAACGCAGAAAGCATACGCCCCCAAATACTGTTTTTACTTTTTTCTGACATTGTTTTTCCTCCTTTTCGTGAATCACGAATAGAAACTTTGTGTCCAGCGCGCCCTTCTTCGACGACGGCTACATGATTACCGCGGATTTCCAGCTGTACATAAGTGTCGTCGTCTTTAGGATCCCACAGGCAGTCATACCCGCAGGATATATCGCGCTTCCCACTTTCGATTTTCTTTATCAGGTCCTTGTCATAGATAATCAGGTCCGCTACAACGCAGTCGGATAAGGCACCTTCACCGCGACGTACATCACGGCAGGTGCCTTTAATATATCGACCAATATTGTCCGGTGTTACGTTTTCATCTGGATGTTCATCTACAACCGGTTTACCCTCGAAACTTGCTAATGCCGCCTTACTGAATACCTCTTCTTCAGGCCGCTTAACAACATAGATTTTCTCCGGATTTTCTCCACCGAACTCCATTCCTCTGTATTCCTGTGTGCCAGTTCGCGCAATTGGCACTTCTTTACACACAAGATACCCCTCGGGAGTTCGAATCATATGCCCGGAGATTTTGCTTCCGTAAAATGCCCTCATTTATCCCCCTTCTATTTTTTTAAATTCAGAAAGCCGCATATACCGTATACGCCCATTCCTGTATACCTTATGCGGCCAAGAAACATCATCATACTCTATCAACGGAGCGGCATAACATCGGCAGTTCGGAAACTCGCCAGCATGATATTTTCCATAATCCTTCATATCAATCAGAGCCTCCGGAGACGGCGGGTCATTCCAATTGACCAGTACCCCGTCCATGTGCCGATGAGAAGAACGTACCCGGGAATCTTCCGATGTTTCCCAAATATACCAATTTAGCCCCGCGCTTTGCGCCCTTGAGCGTGTCAACGCAGAGGCCGCTTTCGAGGATTCCGTCCGGGCAATTAATTTAGCATGCGCCATTGTCATCGTCGGCCATTGCCGAAGTATGTCATCTACCATGTCTTCTGACCGAATACCAGCCGACTGTCCTTCAGACACTATATTTGATACACGTTCCGCCGCCTCATTTGTCATAGATTGAATCAAACGGGAATTTCGGGAAACGATATCCCAGTAAATATCGTTCGCTTCAAGTTCTTTATGTAGCAATCGATATATCCTGCGTCCTTTAGAACCTGCCCGGGCGGCTTCCCGCCACGTTCGGTATCCATCAGAAAAGGCGTGTGTTGCCATGGATCGTGCCGCGTCCTCGCATGCTTTTTCAAAAGTAGGAGAGCGGGCAAGACCACGGAGAACAGAAAGCATTTGAAAAGGACTTTCTGCATGAGCCATCTCACGCTCCAGTCCTTTCATGATTATTTCTATCGCAGCGGCATACCGCTTTTCTGTCATTCGATTTGGTTTGAAGTTTCTTTTCATGTTTATTCACTTACTCTGCCGGACCCCGTGTTGCATATTCCTGTCCATAGACTTTTTTCATAAGGCATCGAGCTTTTGCGGTTTCAGCGGCATATTCATTATACATATCCTTGTT